GAACAGGCTCGTGCTGTTCTTCCTGAAGGTCTGACCGTTTCTCGCATGTATATGAATGGTACTCTGCGTTCTTGGATTCATTACTGCCAGTTACGTATGGGTCCAGAAACACAGAAGGAACATCGTGAAGTTGCTGCTGATGCTTGGTATCAGATCACGGAAGTATTCCCGTCGCTGAAGGATTGTCTTGATCTCGGAGACAAGTGATGTTCCATATAACTGAAGAACTTGATACACCGAAGAACGGCTTCAACTTCTATCCGTGGAAAGATAGGAAGACATCTGGGATTGGTATCAAGTTGAAGATCGATAACAGACTTTGGGCTGTCAGATATAGTCCAAAACGTAAGAAGTTCTTCTTTTGGAAAGCCGTCGCAGGAGAGAAGTGATGAATGAACGTATCAAAGAACTAGCGATGCAATCAGGCTTTAGGAATTATAATGGTACTCATCTCTTCTCTCCTTATATCGAAGGAATGGAACTTGATGACGAGCTTGAAGAGTTTGCTCAACTGATCATCAAAGAATGCGTTGCCATTATGCGAGAGCAGAGTTACAATACATCTATGCTGACGTGCAATCCTCCAAAGAGTTCTGCTGTTTGGGATGCTTGTAATGCGATTGAAAAAAAGTTCGGGATCAAGTCATGACTGATTCTGAAATCTATGAAATCGTTATGATTCAACCACGATCTGTAAAGGCTGATCCTTATACTTTGAGCCTATTGAAGATCAAGACACAGACTGATTATGATAAGTTTCTAGAAACCCATGAGTACGTTTCTGAGAGAACACTAGATTCAGGATACATTATGAAGACATATCAGGAGAAGATGTGATGCCATTTTATATGAAGAAGCCAATTGCAATCGAAGCTAGACAAATTACTACAGAAAATATAGAAGAAATTATCGAATGGTCTAATGCTACAGCATCGCGAAGACCAGATGGTACACCTTCCGGTATGATGATATGGACTCTTGAAGGTAATATGACTGGTAAAATTGAAGATTATATTATTAAAGGTGTTAGAGGTGAATTTTATTTTTGTGATAGAGATATTTTTCATGAAACTTATAGTGAAGTAATAGTAACGGAACGATAATATGAATGATCAACTTTTAACTGCCATAGATTATAACGAAACTTCTGGTTATAATATGATGATAGTGTGGGATTTAGGACGTAGGTGCAACTATGATTGCACCTATTGTACTTTATACATGCATAACTCATGGTCTCCACATTCTGAGATGGAAGAGCTTAAAACTACCATGAAGCATATAGATGAATATTATTCAGTATATAAATCTTTTCATAATATGAAAATGGATTGTACTATTAGTTTTACCGGTGGTGAACCTACTGTAAATCCAAACTTCTTTAAGTTTGTACAATGGGTTAGAGAAACTTATCCTAACAAGTATCGTCTTAGCATGACTACTAATGCTACCTGGCCAATGGATACTAGTGAAAAGATTCTTAAGCTTTTTAATATGATTACTGTTAGTTATCATACCGAAGCACATTCTAGTCTTAAGCAAAAAGTTGTTAAGAATATTTTAAATCTTCAGGATATTGGACAACGCTTTAAAGTTAACGTTATGATGCATGCAAATGATCAATATTTTAATGAATGTGTTGATCTTATGGAAAATGTTCTTACACCTCGCAAGATAAGTTTTATTCCAAGAATTATTGGTGAAAGATTAGAAGAACAACGTAAAGATGAAAAAGATCTTAAAAAGCAAAAAGTAATTACACGAAATAAAGTTCATGCTTATACGCATGATCAGGCAGCGTATATTACTATGTATTGGAATAAGAAAAATCTTGAATTGACTGATCATGCCTTTGCGAATGTTAAGACACCAAATCTTAGTGTAGAGGATTCTGTTCAAGGATTTTTTGACAGAATCTCTGCATCTAAAGAAATTGAAGTAGAATCTGTAGAAGAATATCTTTCCAAAGAAACACCTGCTGCACGAAAAGAAATTAAAGATATTGAACAAAGACAGATGAAAGCAATAGTTAATAGAGCTGATAAAGTTCCATCACTATTAATTAGTCAGGGTGAGCATTCAGTAGAAAAGAAAACTTACACTCTTATTGATAATGTTAATAAGCCAGCTAAAGCTAGTATTGAAACTGCTAATATAGATTTTAATAAGAAACTAGAAACTATTAGAGAGTCACGTAAGAATAAACAAGATCCTTTAAATATTGTTAAACCATTTGAAACTCTTAAGAAGTCTGAATTTGAACAAGATAAAATAGTTGGTCGTTCAATTGGTAGAATGTGTTGTGGTGGAAGAGATCTATCATGTCAGACAGTTGATTCTGAGAAAGATGAATGGGAAGAGATTAAATTTGCTACCAATACTAATTTTAAAGGCTGGAAATGCATGATTAATTGGTTTTTCTTGCATATTGAACAAGAAAAAGATCTCGTATTCCATCATCAGACATGTAGAACAAGTCTTAATAGCGTAGAAGAACCTATTGGTAAAGTTAGCGAGTTTCCTAAGATCATATCTAAACTTAAGGATTATCTTTATGGAAATATGGAAATTCCATTGATAACATGCCCGCATGATCTATGTGGATGTGGAATGTGTGTACCTAAAGCTAAGGATGAAGAGACTGCCAGAAAGCTTTTCCACAAATATATTAAACCTGCAGTTGAACCTATTATGGAACCAATATTAATTGGTGATGATGATCTTCAAAAGCATATGAAAGAGATGAGGGATTATAAATAAAGAAGTAATAGAGGAGTAAAATATGAAGAAAATAACATTAATAATATGTTTATTTTCTTCTGCTTCTTATGCAGGTGAAGTGACTTTTGGATTTAAAAATCCATCTTTTTCTGGTGTCGGCTATTCGTCTCATGTTTTAACTATTGATAACCTTGAACAAACAAGGAAGCAGAAGATAATAGAGGACAAAAAAACAGAGGCGGCCAAAGCAGCCGCTGATGCTAAAAACACAAACTTGTCTAAATTTCTAAATAATCTTGAAAGTAGAATCTACGCAACGATATCACAGAATATCGCTGCAGAACTATTTAAAGAAGGCGGAGCAACTTCAGGATCTTTTGATATCGGTGGAAATAATTTACAATGGTTGTCTGATGGAACTACTATAACTCTGAGAATTACAGATCCCGGTGGTAGTGTTACGCAAGTGGTAGTACCATACGGGAGTTTAGCATGGTAAAATATACATTTTTAATGGTCTGTGCTTTAGTATTAGCAGGTTGTTCTGGTAATAAAATCACATCAAGTAGAGATTTAGAGAATCAAGTAGATAAAGCAGAGATAATTACTGCAAAAAGATTTAATGAAATCATAAATATACCAGCTGTTTCATCTGATCCTATTCCGGTGGCTGTATACAAATTTTCTGATATGAGTGGACAAAGAAAACCATCTAGTAATTATGCTAGCTTAAGTTCTGCTGTCACACAGGGTGGAGAAGTTATATTAATTAAATCTTTACAGGATGCAGCTAAAGGTAAGTTTTTTAAACCTATTGAAAGAGTTAGTCTTGATAATCTTGTGAAAGAAAGACAACTCATTAGAAGTCAGCGTGAAGTATACGAGAAAGAAGAAGCCAAACCATTAACACCACTTATAGTTGCTGGTATTTTAATAGAAGGTGGTATAGTTGGTTATGATAGTAACATAGCAACAGGTGGTATAGGTGCAAGATATCTTGGTCTTGGTATTCAACAAGAATATCGTAAAGATGAAGTAACAATTATGATGAGATTAATATCCATTAGTAATGGTGAAATATTAATTACAAGTGGTGTAACTAAAACAGTGTATAGTACAGGTGTTAATGCTAATATTTTTAAGTTTGTAGATGCTGGAACTAGATCAGTCGAATTGGAAGCAGGAACATCTATAAACGAACCAACTACATATGCTGTTAGAATAGCTATAGAAGCTGCAGTAGTTGATATTATAAAGCAAGGTGTGCAGAAGAAGTTATGGAAATATAAAGAGACAACTAAAAAGGAAAACAAAAAATGAAAACCCTAACAAGAATGATTATGTTTTTATCATTCTTCGTTATGACAGGTTATGTAAATGCGGCGAACTTAATCTACATGGACCAGATAGGTGATGGTTCTACTATAAACATCACACAGTCTGGTGCTGGAAACGCAATTGGTACATCAAGTGTTAAATCATCTTTTACAGGTGATAATAACACAGTGACAATTGAACAAATTGGAAACAATAACGTAACTAATATGACTGTCAGTGGTGATGGTGCTACAATATCATCTATAGTTAATGGTAGCAGTAATATATTAAATTTAGAGTGTGGTGCTAATGGAGGTTCTTGCGGACCTTCTAATATTACAAAAACTATAACAGGTGATGGTAACCAGGTAACACAGTCTACAGATACATTAACTACTACTTCTGTTAATGTTCAATCAGATAATAACCAAGTAAATATTACTAGTACTTCAACAGCTGTTGCTGGTACTAAAAATACAGTTGATATCACTGGTGGTAGCGGTAACATTGTAGATGTTGTGCAAGCTGGCACAGCTGCTACAGTTGGTCATGAAGTTGATTTAACAATAAATGGTGCTTTAAATACCATTGACTTCAGACAAGGCGGAGCAGTTGACTCTAAGATTGTTACAAATATTACTGGTTCTAGCAACGCTATTACTATTAAATCCAACCACAACTAATGCTTCGGTTGGTCAAGTAACAGAACAGTCAGGACCTACAGAGATAAAAAGACAGACTGATGTTATACCCAGTTCTTTGCAATTTGGTGTAGAGATGAAAGATATCATCACTACAGCAAACTCAAAGGCTGGGATAACTTTTAAAGATGACACTAAAGTTCAAATTACAGAACATAGTAGATTAGTAATTGATAATTTTGTTTATGATGGCGAAAAGAAAACAGGCAAATTAGGTATCAAGATGGCTCTTGGTACTATAAAATATGCATCTGGTCAGATAGCAAAAAATGATCCTCAACAAGTATTAGTAACTACACCAACTGCTACAATTGGTGTTAGAGGTACAGATTTTTCCAGTACAGTTGATGAACTTGGCAGATCACAAATTATATTACTTCCTTCATGTCCAATAGGTTGGAAAGACATACAAAAAGATTGTGTGACTGGACAAATCATAGTTTCTTCAGCTATGGGTACAATATTATTAACAAAACCATTTGAAACTACAACAGTTGATACAGGTTTTACTAGACCTAGTGCTTCTGTTATATTGAATTTAGATTTAAATCAAATTAATAACTTAATCATTGTAAGTCCGCCAAAAATTGTAGAATCTTCTGAAAGAATTTTAGAAAAAAAAGGTTATAATTTTTTAGATGAAGATCTTTTAGGTAAAGATCATTTAAAGTTTGCTGAATTTGATAGAGATTTTCTTAAAGAATTTAATAAATTAGATAAAGATTTTTTAGGTACTGATTATCTTTATAACTTTTTAGATGTTGCTTCTTCGCAGTTTTTATCCGATGAGTTATCAGAATTTAATGCACTTCTTCCTAGATTTAATCCTACAAGTGGATTGAAATTTTTTGTTGAAAATGATATACTAACATTGTATAGAGAAACAGTAAATAGCTATACTGAACTAAGTATGTCTCAATATAGAGCTGGTACTCTTAAAATAACTCAAGAAGGCGTAGAAATAAAACAAATTATTAATAATACTGGTACAACTATAATTAACATAAAGCAATCAGAATGAAAATAATAATAGCACTTCTTCTTATGACTTCAACTGCATTTTCACAGACGATACCTTCGCCTGTAATGAATAATGCTGCAATAAACCTAATAGGAAATTTCAATAATGTTATTATTAATCAATCTGGTATTGGTTTTCACAATGTTGTTATTAATAGTACTGGCGACAGTGTTCCCATTAACATTACGCAATCAGGCAATACCAATAAGTCTATACAACTTGATATTCACTGTGTTAGCAATTGTGCAACTACTCCTTATATTATTAATCAATATTGAACATGGAAACTTTAGGAAAAATATTAACCAGCGCATGGTCAACTGTTATTTCAGCGATAATACTAGTGGCCGTATATGTTTACAACCCTAGTCCAATACAAATATTACAATTAAAAACTTTTGATTTTTTAATAAACACTTTAGAAGATAAAAAATCAGAGGAAATAATAATTGTTGACTTTGGTGAGAAGTCAGTTAAAGAATTTGGTCAATGGCCATTTGATCGTAGAGATGTAGCAAAAACTGTAAATAAACTAAAAGAAAATGGCGCTGCTGTAATAGTTATGCCAATACTTTTCTCCGAGAAAGATAGAGCAGGAGGAGACAATGAATTTACAAAAGCTTTGGATGGTGTTGTCATCGCACAAACACCTACTACTCAAAATATACCACCAGATACAGTACGTCGCGGGTTTGCTTCTATCGGTCCTGTTAACCCTGTCGATTATGTGTTTCGTTGGAACGGTGGCATACGTCCTTTATCAGAGCATGCCAAAGTGGCCGGAGGTGTTGGTGTGGTCGCCACCATTAATGAGGTGGATGGTGTGGTTCGTCGTATCCCTTTACTTGTCAATATTGCTGGCAATTTGTATCCTTCATTACCCTTGGAAACAATTAGGGTTGCCGCCGGTGATCCTAGTTACCAAATTAAAACAAGTGAAAATGGGCCAGAATTTGTTAGAGTACCAGCATTCGCGCCGATACAGACTGATGAAAGAGGCAGAATCTGGTCAACGTGGAACACAAAATTCGAAAGAATAGAAGCTACAGAGATTGACCAACGCGTTCAGAATAAAATAGTAATTTTAGGCATTTCAATAGAAGGTGTAGGTGGTATAATAGCTACACCAACTGGTGAGAAGTGGGCTCATGATATACAGGCTAGCGCACTTCAGACAATTATTGATGGTTCTTCTATATCTAGACCAGGATATAGTAATCTAATTGAAAAAATTATATTAATAAGCGTATTAATAATATTAATAATTTTAGTGCCTAGAACATCCGTTAAGTGGACTATTCCAGTTTATGTTGTAATTGTAGTATCATGTGTTACATTTGCAGTTTATATGTTTAATCAACATATGCAATTGTGGGATACTAGTTATTTGTTATTTGCTTCTACTCTAACATTTGGTCATCTTGTATTCAACAATTTTGCACGTGAATTTAGATTAAAGCAACAGATTAAAAAACAGTTTGGCACTTATCTATCACCAGCACTTGTAGAAAAACTACAGAAGAACCCAGAGTTATTGCAGCTTGGCGGAGACACTAGAGAGCTATCAATCATGTTTACTGATGTTCGCGGCTTTACTAATATTAGTGAGCATTACGGAAGCGACGTTCAAGGATTAACAAAAATAATGAATCGCTATATGACAGCGATGACAGCTAAAATATTAGATAATAATGGAACTCTTGATAAGTACATTGGCGATGCACAGATGGCTTTTTGGAATGCACCACTTGATGATGCAGATCATGCTAAACATGCGGTTAAAACAGCATTAGAGATGTTAGGTGACTTGGAAAAATTCAACAGAGAGATTGCTGACGAAGGTGTGCCTCCTTTTGGGATGGGTCTTGGTATTAATACAGGTAGCGTTGTGGTCGGAAATATGGGATCTAGTCAACGTTTTGATTACACTTGTTTGGGTGATTCTGTTAACTTGGCAAGCCGTCTTGAAGGACAGAGCAAGCCGTATCATGTAAAAATGATTATTGGTCAAAGAACATACGAATTGGTAAAGGATGAATATCTCTGCCTAGAACTTGATTGTCTGGCAGTTAAAGGTAAAAAACTAGGTGTAAATATTTACACTATAGTACCAAAAACAGCTCTTAATAGAGCATATTCAAAAACTCATAATGATTTTATTAAGCTATATAGAGAACAAAATTGGTTAGCTATAGATGAGTACTATAAAACATTAAAAAATGCTTTTGATGGTGAGATGAATGAATATTATGATATGATGATGGAGAGAATAGAGGAATTTAAGAAAAATCCTCTATCATCTGATTGGGATGGTGTTTATCGTGCCACTAGTAAGTAAATTACTTTACTTTGTCAGTTTTTTTTTCTGGATAGCTAGCGGACTTCTGCTCTGGTGGAAATTTAATTTTAATCTGGTCTTTAACAACAAAATTATGAGCTTGCTTTGTTAATTCATCATGTTCCATTTTACGTAGTTGAAGAACTATATTAACTTTTTGATTTAAGCGAATAAGATCATTATCAAGCATGCGAATACGATCAATCAGCGCAATTAAAACTTTATTAGCTTCAGATAACACAGGTTTAACTTCCTGAGTTGCCCATGTCCAAACATAAAAAATCATATAACCCATACCTGCTGCTGCAACGATAGGGAAACCATATTTTGATATTAGTTGAGCAATATCACCCATGTTTAATCTCTCCTTGCATCATTTTTACCATCTGCGCGAGCAATACGATCAATATCAGGTTTAACACCCATAGCATTGGAAACAAGAGTATCAATTCTAATAACATCATGATTCATGGTCTTAACTCTATTATCTAAAGCAGTAATAATGCCACTAAGACCTTGCACACTACTCATAACACCAGCTAAAATAAATTTAATAGTAAGAAAAATAAAGTATCCCATGGCGCAGGCAGCTGCAATAGGAAAACCAACATCCGCAATTAATTTGAACCATGTATCCATGATTTTTCTCCATTATTAGTAATAATATTTATAATGTGTACAACCTAACTAATATATAGTAATATTAAAAGAAGAAAAGAGGTATTAAATGATGTCGCAAATATTTGTAACTAAACGTAATGGTAATAAAGAGGCTTTGGATCTTAATAAGTTTCACAAGGTAGTAGAATGGGCATGTGAAGGTATAAGTAATGTTTCTGAGAGCGAAATTGAGTTAAAATCACGTATTCAATTCTATAATGGTATCAAGACTAGTGATATTCAAGAGACTTTGATTAAAGCTGCTGCTGATCTTATTGGAGAGGATAATCCTGGTTATCAATATGTTGCAGGTCGACTCATTAACTACCATCTAAGAAAGCAAGTATATGGCGATTATAATATTCCTCATCTGCGCGATCATCTTCGTTTGGTTATTGAGCAGGGATTTTACGATAAAGATATTGAAAGCTGGTATTCTTCTAATGATCTTGATATTCTTAATGGATATATTGATCACAAACGGGATTTTAACATTGCTTATGTTGGCATGGAACAATTTCGCGGTAAGTATTTAATTAAGAATCGTTCTACTGGCCATATTCATGAGACACCTCAAATGGCCTATATGCTTATTGCTATGGTTCTTTTTCGAAACTATAAAAATGATAGACTAAAATGGGTAAAGGATTTATATGATGCGACAAGCTTATTTGAGATTTCGTTGCCGACTCCTATTATGGCGGGTCTGCGTAGTCCTCAAAAGCAATTCAGTTCGTGTGTACTTATCGAAACTGATGACTCATTGGATTCAATTAATGCCACTTCTTCTGCCATCGTTAAGTATGTTTCTCAAAAGGCAGGTATTGGGATCGGTGCTGGCTGTATTAGGGCTCTCGGCTCTCCTATTCGCAACGGGGATACTAGTCATACTGGCGTGGTGCCTTTCTACAAACATTTTCAAAGCGCGGTTAAATCTTGTTCTCAAGGAGGTGTCAGAGGCGGTGCAGCAACTCTATATTATCCTATCTGGCATCTGGAAGTAGAAGATCTTCTTGTTTTAAAGAATAATAAAGGCACAGAAGATAATCGAATTAGAGGATTAGATTATGGCGTCCAATTTAACAAAGTCATGTATGAGCGACTTCTTTCTGGTGGGAACATTACTCTTTTTAGCCCTAACGATGTCCCTGATTTATATAATATATTCTTCACCGATACTGAACAATTCAGGAGTTTGTACGAAAAGTATGAACGTTCTACCAAAATCAGAAAGAAGCAAATACCCGCTATTGATTTGTTCTCAGCATTCATGCAGGAACGTAAAGACACAGGACGTATATATCTTATGAATGTTGATCATGCAAATGATCATGGTTCATTCATTAAGGAACTTGCACCTATTCGTCAGTCAAACCTTTGTTGTGAGATTGATCTTCCAACAAAACCATTGAATGATATTAACGATCCGAATGGAGAAATTTCGCTATGTACACTAGCAGCAATCAATTGGGGCAAGATTCGTGACCCTGCCGATTTTGAACGTCCTTGCATCCTTGCTGTGCGTGCTCTCGATGAGCTACTCGACTATCAAGACTATCCAGTGCTTGCGGCTAAAAATTCTACGATGGCCAGGCGGCCTCTCGGTGTTGGTATTATTAACCTTGCTTATTGGTTGGCTCGTAACGATATTAGTTATCAGCACATCGACCAAGATGGATTAAACCGTCTTCATGGTTATGTTGAGGGTTGGTCTTATTATTTGATCAAGGCATCTATTGAACTTGCCAAGGAAAAAGGTGCTTGCCCGAAGAGTGGAGAAACTAAGTATGCTCAAGGTGTCTTCCCGATCGACACATATAAGAAAGAAGTGGACGAATTGGCGTCTCCAACATATCGATTTGATTGGGATGCTCTTCGAGAAGATGCACGACAGTTCGGTATTAGGAACTCTACACTCATGGCTCTCATGCCATCAGAGACATCAGCTCAGATCTCAAATGCGACAAACGGAATTGAACCTCCACGCTCGTTGGTATCCGTTAAGCAGAGCAAAGATGGTGTTCTTAAGCAAGTGGTTCCCGAAGTTCGTAAGCTCAAGAATAAGTATGACTTGCTTTGGGATCAGAAATCGCCAGAGGGTTATATCAAGATCTGCGCTGTTCTCCAAAAGTTTATCGACCAAGGTATCTCGGTCAACACGTCGTACAACCCCAAGTTCTATGAAGAAGAAAAGATACCCATGAGTGAGATGATTGGTCACCTTCTTATGTTTTATAAGTATGGTGGAAAACAACTTTATTATTTCAATACAAATGATGGTGCTGGTGAGTATGAAGAAAAGCCATTGGCATCTGGTGAAGTAAGTGAAGAGGATTGTGAGTCATGCAAAATTTAACATTTATACAGGACAAAATCTATATCGATAGAGAAGGTATAAAGTATATTTTTGTTGAACGTAGAGCTGGTGTAACTATTTTTAAAGAATATGATGGTGGTAAAAATCATGTTAAAAATTTAAATGGTCAATATAGATGGGATAATAAAGAAGATATGCGTGATATTATAGGAGAATATGTTGAGTAATATTATTAGGATAGATCCACCAATTCCATTGATGACTCCGAAAGGGCGAGCAATTGCCCACTTTCTTATTGATGCTGGAGTAGAAAATGACCTTCAATGGGTGTGTTTTCAAGATGATACTGGCGAATGCTGGACATGGAAAAATGCACTTATCACGGCTAGAATAAATCAAACTATGGGTAGAACCTATCAATATAAAGAAAAATAAAGTAAAATGAGTTTCATAAACGCAAATATACCACCGATAGAGTGTTTTATTAGATCTAATTTTTTACAAAATAGACCTGATAAGTTTGAAGAAACTGATACATATCTACCATGTGTTATTATCGGTGTAGCATCTGTTCCACATAGAGCTCCTTTATTTCATTTTATTATGGAAGATGGTGGATTGTGGTGGAGAATGCCAATACACGCTTTTTGTTCTAAAGAAGGAAGTTTACAGGAAGAATTATATCAATTAGTTTTATGGGATAGTTTTTCTCCATATGTTGCAGTTAATAAATATGATTTCTTATCTGAGAAAAAAATGGTATACTATGATAGAAGTAAAAAAGAAAAACAAGGTAAATATCTTTTTACTTTAGATTGGCTTCAGGCTGATGCAAATATTATAGATGTTGGTTTTTCGCAAGTTCCTGGACAACATAAATGTGGTCATGTAATTGAATTAGATGATGGCAACTATGCAATACAACCAAATAATAGAGTGAAATTATTTGAACCATCATTTGTTACTAAATGGGGTGAAACTGTAATTGATAGAAGACTTGGTACTGCATATTGGTCAGTAGAAAATCAACCAAGATGGGTATTTTCTGATGATGATAGATATGAATATGAAATAAAGGAAAAAAATGATTGAACCTGATGAAACAAACTATCATTTATTTTTAAGTTATCATGGTATGAATGTTAAGGTTGCTACAAGAGTTGTTGCACAGTTTGATAACACAGATGCGTATCGTTCAAACAATTCTGTTAGACAATGGGTAGAAGCATCAAAATACGTAATAAAGGAAAGTTATAAAAATGGTCTACTCAGTCTTTGATTCAAATAATAAAAAAGATCATTTAACAGTAAAGGCATTTTTCGATGATGCACCCACTATTGCAAGATATGATAGACAGAAGTATCCTTGGATTGAGAAACTCACAGACAAGCAACTTGGGTTTTTTTGGAGACCTGAAGAAGTGGATATCTACAAAGATGCAAAAGATTTCAAAGAACTAACTGAACATGAGCAACATATCTTTACATCAAATCTAAAACGCCAGATCCTTCTTGATAGTGTGCAAGGTCGAGCCCCAACAATGGCATTTGGACCTATTTGTAGTTTGCCTGAATTGGAAACTTGGATCACAACATGGGCTTTCTCTGAAACAATTCATTCACGTAGTTATACACACATTATCAGAAACATTTATCCAAATCCATCAAAAATCTTCGATGAAATAATGAATATTCCTGAAATTACTGAATGTGCTGGCGATATTAGTAAGTACTATGACGAATTAATTTGGATGAATAATCTATCGCCTCGAGAGCGTGATAATGTATTTGATGAACCAACAAATTATGGCCATAAGAAAACTCTCTGGCTTGCACTTATGTCGGTAAACATTCTTGAAGGTGTTAGATTTTATGTCTCGTTTGCATGTTCATGGGCATTCGCTGAAGTCAAAAAGATGGAAGGAAATGCTAAGATCATCAAACTTATCGCTCGTGATGAAAACTTACACCTTGCAGGAACCCAACAATTGCTTAAGGCGTTGCAAAAAGAAGATGCTGATTTTGCGAAAATTGCAGAGGAAACAAAGGATGAATGTATTAAATTATTCGTTGACGCAGTCGAACAAGAAAAGCAATGGGCTAAATTTCTATTTAAAGATGGGTCGATGATTGGTCTAAATGAGCATTTGCTGAGTGAATATATAGAGTGGATTGCTAATAAAAGAATGACTGCAATTGGACTGCCTACTACATATAAAGGTGGAAGTAATCCATTGCCTTGGACACAGAAGTGGATCAGCGGTTCTGATGTACAGGTTGCTCCACAGGAAACTGAGATTACAAGTTATATTAATGGTGGTGTTAAGAAAGATGTAACAACGGACACATTTAAGGGGTTTATCCTTTGATATCTTTTATTATACCGTGCTATAATGAAGAACAATATATTAAAGAGTGTATTCAATCTATTATGATAGAAGCTGCACTAATTCCTTATGAAATAATTGTTATAGATAATAATTGCACTGACAATACCGCTTCAATCGCATCACAAGAAGGTGCGATTGTTGTTTCTGAAAAGCAAAAAGGTGTAGTGTTTGCCAGACAGAAAGGTTATGAAATTGCGCAATATGATCTAATTGCAAACATCGATGCTGATTCTAGATTGTGTAAAGGTTGGATTAAGACTGCATTATCTCAGATAAATAACGATGATGTGGTTGCTGTTACTGGTCCTCTTGTATATGATGACGTTTCAAAAACAATGACTATTATGACCAAGATGTATTATTATCTTGCATGGTTTAGTAATAACTATATTGGTGTTTTTCTTCAAGGAGGTAATGCTCTTATAAAGAAATCTGCCTTAGATAAAGTAAATGGTTATGATACATCTATTGCTTTCTATGGTGAAGACACTATGACAGCAAAAAGATTAAATGAGTTTGGTGAAATTAAATTTGTTATGAAATTAAAATTGCATTCATCTCCAAGGAGATTAAAAGATCAAGGTGTATTGAAAACGACTTGGTTATATCTATCTAATTATTTTTCCGTGACATTCAAAAATAAATCCACTACAAATGATTATAAGGATTTTAGATGAAGTCATATAAAACAGTATTTATTTCCGATATTCATTTAGGCACAAAAATGAGTAGAGCAGATCAATTGCTCGAATTTATGAAAACGTTTGAATGTGATAAAATATATTTGGTTGGTGATATTATTGATTGCTGGGCTATGTCAAAGAAAACAATATGGTCGCAGTTTCATAATGACGTTATTCAAAAATTATTGCGTAGAGCAAGGAAAGGCACAGAGATAGTTTACATACCCGGTAATCATGATGAAGTAATGCGTGATTATTGTGATAATGAATTTGGACATATCATCATAGCAAAAGAATCAATACATATTGGTGCAAATGGTAAACTTTACCTCGTTACTCATGGCGACCAATTTGATATTGTAATGAGAAATGCCAAATGGTTGGCTCATCTTGGTTCATGGGCCTATGATGTTAGTATATCTATAAGTATTGCACTTAATAAAGTTAGAAGTTTGTTTGGTATGTCTCATTGGTCTTTGTCTTCATATCTAAAAAATACCGTTAAAGAATCAGTAAATTTTATTGGTGACTATGAAGAAACATTAACAAAATATGTTAAAAATAAAGGATTGAATGGTATCATTTGTGGGCATATTCATCATGCTAATATAAGAGATATTGATGGAGTAACCTATATGAATTGTGGTGATTGGGTTGAATCATGCACAGCATTAGTTGAGAACCACGATGGTTCATTTGAAATTATATATTTTAAAGGAAATTTATCATGAGTTGTGGTGAAGATTGTAAGTGTAAAGGAAAAAAAGATGTGCACAGTTCCGATGACTATGAGCGAGGTTATCGCCAAGGGTATCAAGACGGCTTGGATAATGCAAGAAAAATATATGATCCTTACATGCCAGTGGCTCCGGTTTTACCAAGTACGTTAAATAATTCATGTAAGATATGTGGAATAAAGTTAGATAGAGTTATGAATTATGTTTGTTATAATTCAAACTGTCCGACAAAAGTAACCTGTTAATTAGGAGAAAAAAATTGAGTGATAAAGAAATAGTTTGTACAAATTGTGAAGCAGAATTTCAAATAGTGTATGATGGAGTAGATTCACCAGAGTTTTGTCCATTCTGCGGTGATAAAATAAGGTATGATGATAGTGATTTTGATGAATCACTTGACATAGATAATTGGGAAGAAGATGTATAATAAATAAAGGGAAAGGAATTTCCCTTATGTCTTATGAAAACTCGTGGTATTATAATAACGAAATAGTAGAATCAGATAAAATAGAAGTATTCTATGGTTTTGTATATCGAATCACCAATATTTTAAATAATAAACAATACATCGGAAAAAAGTTTTTCTGGTCATCAAAAACACGTGTAGTAAATAAAAAGAAAAAACGATACAAAGTGGAATCTGACTGGAAAAAATATTACGGTTCTAGTAAAGAATTGGTGTACGATGTTGAACAATATGGTAATATGAATTTTAGGAGAGAAATTCTTCGGTTATGCAAAACTAAAAGCGAATGCGGTTACTTCGAAGCAAAATATCAATTTCAAGAATCTGTTCTAGAGAGTGATAACTATTACAATGCATGGATAATGTGTAAAATACATAAAAAGCATGTAAAAGGTAAAATAGCTTAAAATTTTCCGGAAATATTTTTTACAGATTACGGGTTGACATTTTTTCGCAGTTTTGGTACTATAGATAATAGAGTTTACGCGCTCGTAGCCCAATGGCAGAGGCATGAGACTTAAAATCTCCACAGTGTCGGTTCGAGTCCGACCGGGCGCACCAATTTAAAACAGGAGTATATAATGGCACATCCTCATAAGAATCGGCCTCGTAAAGGACGTCGCAAGGTTGGAAGTAGAAAGCGCAAGGCTCGTCGCCTTAAGGGCAAGCGCAAGGGCAAGAAGTAAATAATATAATGCGGGTATAGCTCAGAGGTAGAGCTTCAGTTTTCCAAACTGACTGTCGTCGGTTCGATCCCGACTGCCCGCTCCAAACAAAGGTGATTAATGTCTAGGGAATTCAACATTGAAGAAGTTAAAGAATTTATTCAGAACTCTTCAGTTACGTCCAATATCTACATTGGAGCCGACAGTGAACGGTATCGTGGTAGGGATGACAAGTGGTATGCTGAGTATACAGTTGCTATCGTTGTGCATCTTGATGGCTCACGTGGATGTAAAGTATTTGGTAAAGTCTCCTCAGAAAGAGACTATGACAAACGCCACGATCGACCAGCATATCGTCTTATGAATGAAGTTTATCGTGCATCAGAAATGTACCTAGAACTTTTTGAGGCTATCGGTGATCGTCATTGTGAAGTTCACTTAGACATTAATCCTAATGAAATGCACGGTTCTTCATGCGTAATTCAACAGGCAACCGGTTATATTCGTGGTATGTGTGGTTTTGCTCCAAAGGTAAAACCAGAAGCTTTTGCTGCATCTTATGCAGCTGATCGTTTAAAAGAAATCATAGCTGCTTAAGGAGAAAACAATGCAACAATATATTTCAGAAGCTAGAAATGACGTTATCTATGATGAAGGTCTTCGTAACTTCATGCTTAATGTTTATAATTATATGACTTTTGCTCTTGCAGTTAGTGGTCTCGTATCACTTGGCATTAACATGAGTCCGGATCTTCTTAAATTGATCTGGGGTACAAATTTTAAGTGGATTGCCATCTTCTCACCATTGGCTATGAGCCTTGCTTTTGCTTTCCTTGTACAGAATATGAGTGCTTATAGTGCTCGTATTTTCTTGATAGCATTTGCTGCTGTCATGGGTCTTAGTATGAGTTCAATTTTCCTTATCTTTAAGCTCGGAAGTATTGCACAGGTATTCTTTATTACAGCCGCAACATTCGGTGCTACTTCTTTGTATGGTTATACTACAAAGAGAGATCTTACAAACATCGGTAGTTTCTTAATGATGGGTGTAATTGGTCTTGTTATTGCAGGTTTAATCAATGTATTCTTGCAAAGTTCTATGATGTCATTGGTTATTAGTTGTATCTCTGTAATTGTATTTGTTGGTCTTACAGCATATGATACACAGAATCTTAAGAATACCTATGATGAACTTGATGAAAGTGAGAGAGAAAAGGCTGGAGCTATTGGCGCTTTCAATCTCTATATCAACTTCATCAATATTTTCATGGCACTTATGAATATTCTAGGTGAGAAGAAAGAATAAGGAGTTCGCGCGAGTAGCTTAAAGGTGAAGCCGGCCGCTCATAACGGTCTGAGTGTAGGTTCGAGTCCTACCTCGCGCACCAATATATTTAAGGAAAATAAGTGAAAGATAATTTTTGGAATAGAAGTCTTAATGTTAGTGAACCCGCATGTTTACAAAAATGGGAATGGTCTACGATATATCTTATGCAACAAAATTCAAGTAGTTGTCATAGAGTAGATAAAGAACCATTTGATATAGAAACTTTTAATTTTCATAATACTCCTGGTGTTCTAGAAGCAAGAACACAAATGCTTAATGGTGTTTGGCCAGGTAAAGGGTGCGAGTATTGTAAAGATCTTGAAGATTCTGGCGGTTTAAGTGATCGTCAACAAGTTAACAATAATTATAAGCTTTGGCATCTAACACCTAAAGAATTAGAACAAAACAATAAAAGTATTAATGTAACTCCATCAACATTGGAAGTTTATTTTTCAAACTTATGTAATCAAGCCTGCTTATATTGTTATCCAAGATATAGTTCTAAAATAGAATCAGAACATAAAAGATTTAATCCACAAAATAAAGAATTAGAATTTATTAATACACAAAAAAAGAATTATCAACAAGCTAAAAATAAATTTTGGTTATGGATGCAAGATAATTGTATTAACCTAAAAAGATATAGAATCTTAGGTGGCGAACCATTCTATCAAGAAGAAATATGGGAAAATATAAACTTCTTTAAAAATAATCCATGTTCTGAATTAGACATCCAGATATTCACTAATTTTAATGTAGACACTCAACGAGTTAGAACTATATTACAGGCATTCAAAGATCTTATAGATAACAAATATATAAAAAGTTTAAGATTAATACTTAGTATTGATGCATGGAGTCCAGCCGGAGAATATGTTAGAAGTGGATTAAATAATAAACTCTGGAAACAAAACTTTGATATGCTTAATACTGAATTTATTGAAGATTTTTCAGTTACAGTACATTCAACGTTATGTAATTTGAATATAAAAACAACAGCAAACCTTGCTGAACTATTTAATCAATCTAATCTATCAAAGTTAAAATCTAATTTTCATGATTTCGCATTAGCTGGAGGTCATGAACATCTATACATTGGTAATTTTCCAACTGGTTTTTTTGATGATGATTTTGATTTACTAATAAGTAAAGTTCAAGATTTACATAACACAAAAGAACAACTAACTGGTTTTAAAATTTTAGCTAATTCTAAACCATACAAACCAGACTTAATCTATGCACTTAAAAATTATTTAGATAGCAATGATGCTAAAAGAAATACTAATTGGAAACAAACATTTCCTTGGTTAGAAAGTTTTAATCCAGAAGATTATAAAGAATGAAAAAAATAATATTAATTACTACATTTAGTATTCTCTGTGGTTGCTCTGCTACTGATAGCAGAGCAAATCTTTTAGAAGAATCTGAAGGTATAAATAAAAAGTATCAGGTTAATGCTACATGGTACAAAGCGGGTCGTAAGACTGCCAATGGTGAAAAATTTGATCCTCATGGCATGACTGCGGCTCATAAAAAGTTGCCGTTTAATACTATAATAAGAGTTACAAACCCTAATAACGGCAAGAGCATTTTGGTTAGGATTAATGATCGTGGCCCCTTTACTAAAGGTAGAGATTTAGATCTTGCCATGGGAGCTGCAAAAGCTATAGAGATGAAGAATACTTCTAAGCTAATAATGGAGATCATGCCTAAACAATAACAAAAGGAAAAGCGCATGAAAAAGATTATTTTAATTGTGTCATTAATGCTGGCACCATTTGCATTAGCAAATCTTGCAGAGGCTAGGCCAAACAGTGAAAATACTCAGGTCTCGCAACAACAAGTAAAGAAAAAACCGGTTAAAAAGAAACCAGTAAAGAGAGTTCAGCAAACACAGATACAACAACCTCAACAGGTTATTAATAATTCTACATATGATACAAATGAAGAAACTGCTTCTCAATATTGGGCAAGAGAACGTGAAAGACAACAGCAGATAGCGTCTTCTCTTGGTCTAGATAAAAAACAAAATAATAAAAAGACAGCACTACAGGTTAGTAAACAATGTAGTTGGTTTACATGTAAAGAAGAAACATTAAAACCAGTATATGCAGAAGCTAAAAAATGGGAAGGAAAAAACGCCAAGAAAAATCGTGGTGAACTTAAAAACCTTATGGCTGCAGGAAATAATAATACTCCGGTTGATCCAGTAAGAATCCCGTGGTGTGCAGGTTTTGTTAATGCTATATTAGCTCGTTCTGGTTATGAAACATCAGGCAGTCTTATGGCTAGAAGCTTCTTAAATTATGGTGTAGTAACAAAAGAACCAGTAATTGGTGATATAGTTGTTACAAAAAGAGGAAGTAATCAAATGGCAGGACACGTTGGTTTCTTCGATGGCTACGAATGGTTTGAAGGTGTTAAGTATATTAAGGTATACGGTGGCAATACTGCAAAATCAGTACAGGTTGGTTATTTTCCTGTGAATCAAATATTAGGTTATCGTAAACCAGTAGTAGCGTGAGATACATACTTATACAAAAATACAATTATAATATTATATTAGACACAGAGAAAGATCAAATAATCCTTCTATCGAAAGATCTTTCTCTGTGTATAAAAAAATTGGAGTTATATAATGCCACATATAGATCTTCTGAAAGTTGAAATCAATTGGTTAAGACAAATTTTAGAACATATTGAGACAGCAATTAAAACAGAGACAATGACTGATTATGAAAAAATTACTGCAATTAATTGGTTAGTTCGTCAAACAAAAAGTGTAAATCGTGATGAGTGATAAAGAAGATTTTAAAACAAGTATTCCAAACATTGAAGATCATCATTATCTTTTGTTTAATAAAGAATTTGATCTAGGTTCATGTGGAGATGCGATGGAGTTTATCATCGCCAGAAACCTGATGAGAAAAGATAGACCAAAACATATTAAGATGATTATTAATTCTCCTGGTGGAGATGTTGGATCTGCTTTTGCATTAATTGATACATTAAAAGGATCTAAGATTCCTGTATATACATATGGTCTTGGTGAGATTGCAAGTTGTGGACTCATGACTTTTATTGCCGGAGAAAAAGGTCGTAGGTATTTAACTAGGAATACAGCAATTCTTTCTCA